CAACTTAGCGATTCTGCCGAGATAAACAGAAGGCGTTTAGATGGTTTCAGGGCATTAGATACAGGGTTGACTCGGGACAATATGGGTCGCCCAGTCGATGATGTACTTCAAGAGCTACGCAGATTGGACGAGGAGTTGGTTGATAAGTTCACAGAGGACTTAGCAGCCCCTGCTCTTGTAGACGATGTCCGATTTGGAGCACCAGATCTTCAACCAAGTTTCGCAGGCGTTCGACAACGTCAAGTTGACGATCTCCCAGAAATAACGAAAACCAAATATCGTCCCGATTCGTCAGCAGAAGCGCTCGATAGAAATGCCAGAAACGCCGCACGCCAGGACTATGTTTTAGGTGATCAGGCAACAAACGCCAAGTTTACTCCTGGCTTTAGAGATGAGGCTGGGGAAACGATTACAGGCGAGTTTGTTCCGGGTGAGGGCTTTAGGGAGTTTGATGCCGGTACTTTCGAGTTTAGCCGAACGTCTGTCGCAAAGGGAGATGATTGGCTCAACAGCTATGTTGAAGAGTATGTCAGTTTAGTCCGTGGGTATGACGCTAAAAGAGCCGAGTTGACTGAGGCTGAGTTCAACGTAGGTGAGCGCGTCACTTATGTTGACCGGCGCGTGGTTGACGGAGAAGTCTCTGAAACCGTTGTTGACGGCGTTGTTGCCAACGTATTCCTGCCTGGTTCTTCTAAGTTTGATGAGGGGTTTCGATACCGCATCAGGACCATTGTTGAGGCTGGACGGTATCCGCAGACCTTTATGGTTACCGATGCCGACATACCCAGGATTGCTGAGCGCGTTGCGCCACCAGTAACCACAACAGGACGTGAACTCTACGGTCCTCCGGCTCCCCTTCCAGAGCGGACAATAGCGCCACCGACCTCATCTGCGGAGTTCAAGTCCTGGTTCAAGGAATCCGAAGTTGTCGATGATCAGGGTCAACCCCTCAAGGTTTTCCACGGTAGCCCGTTCAGCTTTGAAGAGTTTCAGCCGGGGAATCCAGGCGCATTCTTTGGATCTGCCGTTTATTTCACTGACGATGTCTATGATTTAGCGGAGCACTATGCGTTCTCTTCACTCGATCCACAGTTTCAAAGAAAAGGAACTGCTTGGTTCAAGGCGTTCAACGAGTATCAAGACAACATTAGGTTTGAGTTCAACAAGTATCCAGACAGTGATGTACTAAGAGCCGCGCAAGACTTTATAGAGTCCCCAGACTTTGCTCGTTCTAAGTTGAGCACGAAGTACAAAGGTGATCTCCAACAAGCTCTTGAAAATCAAGACGCAGATTATGTTAGAGAAGCGTTTCAAGAAATTCTGACCGATTTTATTGCGAGAAATGATTTCGAGACAGATGGTGCAATGCAGGCTTACCCCGTGTACCTAAGCATGCAGAACCCCTTGATTCTGGATGAGTACGGTCCTCTGAAGAGTCGTGGTGATTCATTCAAGTGGGATGCTGATGGGTCTGGAGAGTCGTTGTTAGATGCAGTGGATACTGTGGCAGCACGTCTCTCTGCTGAGGGTGTGATTGTCGATCAAGTTGATCGCATGAAACAGTTGATTCTGGACTCCAGAACTACCAAAGGTGGTGTCAGTCAGATTGCTGCTCATGACGCCTGGGACCGAATGGTAGACGACAGATTCCAAAGTTGGAGTACTACCGGAACGAGATTCCAAAATGAGTTTGCTCGACAAGTGATTGAGGAGTTGGGATACGACGGCATTATTGCCAACGCCCATCGTTTCTTTGCAGACCGATACAATCCTCAAACTCGAACCCTAACAAGGGGCCAGCGTCTTCCTCTCAACACTACTCACTACATGGTGTTTGAGCCTACACAAGCGAAGAGCGTAAACAATCGTGGCACCTTTGCGCCCAACGATGCACGCATGCTTTACGGGCCTCCTGCTCCCACGCGACCACCACCGCTGTCTGCGACTGATCGCCAGGTGTTGAATACACGACGTGTGGTTGGTCCCCGTCGATTCGCAGAACAACTTCTCGACGGGATGGACACTACCCAGGAAGCTGTTGGAGGAAAACCTCACGAAATTATTGATGATTTTGTCATGCAAGGCCTCAAGTCTCAAGCATCTGTGTCAGAGCTTACTGCGAATCAGGTGTTCAAGATTCGAGAGTCTTTGGGTCAGGCTTCCGAGTTGGCAGATGTAAGAAGCACCATCAACGTCCAGGCACGAATCGATGGGTTGGACGAACCAGTCGAGATGTCTATAGAGGTCGTGCCTGTAACTAAGGAACTCAAGCCTGCTTTGGTTCCAGGTGGATTGGACGGTGGATTCTCCTTCCATGACCTGACGTATCTTTCCATGCGTCCTATCGAGTTGAACTATGCGCGACTGCCAGAACCAGACTTGCCCCGAGTAGAGGTGACTGTTGATGGGGTTACTGGCGTTGTTCGTTGGGATGACATTACCAACTCGCAAGAAGTAATCGCTGCATACATAAAAGAATACAATAACTTAGTAAATAAACTTTACGAAAAGAAGCAGAGAAGCACTGACGTTTCCACCTTCAGACCTAATCGTGCCGATTACCTTGATGATGGTGTTCCCCGCGATCCCATGAAGTTCCAAGAGTATCAGCGGGCCATGGATCTTTACCTGACCAACATTGCCTCTCGCGCGATGCACAACCTGCTCGACCCGACATCGAGAGTTTTTGAGAACCAAGTGTTCACGTCAGTAACTCAGCCTCACAGCCTGAAAGATTTGCATGAGATTGCAGATAGATACCTGACCTCGTTGATGCACAAGGGAACTGCTCTCACGAGAAACGAAATCGCGTACCTGCTCAGATTCTATGCACAGGCTTCCGAGAAGATGAAGAACCCATTCAGAGGTTCTCTTGTCAGCCTGGACGTTGCCCCAGAGCTTTTGGATACAGTCACCGTGCGTGACTACCAGACTGCCAATGGGCCTCTCGTAGATGTTGACACCATCGACATTTCGCAGATTACCGCAGAGCGAATCCTAAACACGAGAACATGGTTGAAACTGCGTGAGTCTGAACTTTTAGACATGTTGGAGAGTGTTGCCGATTCCAACCTGCGTAGTCAGATTCTTGATGACTTGGAAATCATTCGAACTGAAAAGGTCCGCATCGATTCTTTAGCAGCAAGTCCGTCTTCTATTGCTCTGGCGCAACATTTGTCAGAATCGTCTGACACTGTTGGACGTACAGCAGACAACTCAATCATGAGAACACTGGTTCTGATGACCTCAGATTTTGATGATGTGCTCAAAGGTCGCAAGGAGTTCTCTTGGTTTGAGCAGCATCCCGATGAATCTTGGCTGACTTATTCTGACCGGTTTGTTGCCCTTACCAGAGGTCTTGCTCCAGACGCTCCAGTAATCACTGGATCGAGGATTGATGAGTTCTACGGTGTCGGTAAACCAGGCCATGAGGACGCCCTCCAATGGTACTTTGAGTGGAAGAGCGTCAACGCAAAACCAGACTACAATCGCATTGTTTTCGATGTGATGAGCACTGCTGAGTACAGAGATCTAAAGAACCGTTTGGATCGCGGGTTTACTAGCCAAGCAGATTTTGACGATGCATTCAAAGCCAGCGTGACCCAAAGACGGTCAGATCTGTTCAAGCAGAGAGCCGACAAAGACTTTGATTATTGGATGTCGAATCCTGAAACTCGGCCTCTTCTTATCGAACGAGCCAACAGCTTTGCTACTCGACCACAAATTGTAGACCTGTTCCCACCCGAAGTAACTGAGGTCTTGGGCAATGTTCAGAGGATTGACTCCGAGCTTGTTCAAACCCAGATCAACAAATACCCGGAGTATCAGCAAAGACCGGGTAAGTTGGCCGCTCTTCAAGAAACACTGGATGCCCATCGGACTATTGAGGGATGGCTAGAGAGGTTTGGGCGACAAGACTCAATGATGAGGGTTCTCATTACCAGCATCGAAAGTGGTCGCATCTCAACTCTCAACAGGCTTGATTCAAACTATCGAGCACTGGTTGGTGAGCTACCTAATGACGCTTACAAGACCTCTATGGCCACTACAGAGAGGCTCAACGACTTGACCGAAGGTCAGTTCGCGTCGGATGCCTTTAGCCATCCTGGTGCCTCTTTGCTTCCCAACATGAGATTGATTGCATTTGATGCAGCCGTTGATGCAATGATGGAAATCAACCCGATGCTGCGTCAATCCCAGGCCCGTGATTTGTTGAGAGGCAAGGGAAGAACGGCATCGGATTCTCTTAGCTCCGCATCTCGTGGTGTCATCCAAATCGCGCTTTCCGAAGCCCTGGATGTTGCAGGGCCTGGTCGGACTGGTCGGGCTTCAAAGGCAAGGGGTCGTGAGCTATACGGCCCGCCTGCTGCGCCCTGGAAACCAATGCGGGACTTTACCCCTGAGGACTTTCAGGCGGCTGCAGAGCACACGAAATCATTCTTTGAGACGGGAGATGTTCGTCATCTATTTGCTGAAAGCGGAAAGGCTCTCGCAGCACTAATGATGGATGAGTTTGATGACGTTGCAGACTTTATGTACAAGAACTTCGACAGTGAGGTCTTGCCTGATGGCACGAGGCGACTCACAACTGAAGGCTGGAATGAGCTTGGCGCGTCTTTCTCGTACTACTTTGCTACTAAGCACGCCGAAAATGGCGCGACACACAACTTCTTCAGGAAGATTCAGACTGCAATCGCCAACTTTTATCGAATGATTCGAGGCGATAATGTTTACGACATGTCGCCACAGGCCGTGCGATTCTTCGACGAACAACTCCGAATCAATGTAGAGGTCAGGGAAAAAGTCAAGGTAGACATTCTTGAGGATCCAGAACTCAAGAACTTCTATACTGTGGATCGATCAAGTCCCAGGGGCCTCAAAGAAGAGGTCGCCAGTGCTGGTAGGAGGCGAGAGGCTGCGCGTATTGAACAGAGAAGAAAACGAGTTCTTCGCGCCCTTGAGATGTCAGATGAAACCACACAGGTAGATGCGATTGATGTCACTGGTCGTGCAGTAAGGCATGTCTTTACTGAAGCTGCTCGTAAGAAATACGGCGAGAAGACTGTCCGTCTTACTACGAACACCATTGTTCCAGTAGTTCGAGCAGAAGCTATTCGTGAGCAGGTTGCTCACACTCTCATGTCTGTGTTCGGCAATCCTGAGAGATTGGCTAAATCTGTAAAAACGGTCAACTTGGAGCGACGGCTGACATCAGATGTTGGATCTTGGCTCAGAGATCCTGAAACGGGACAGTTCCGAACTGAGACTGTGTTTGATCAGGATACCGGAAAGCCGGTAAAGATTCGTGTCTACGATTTAGACAGGGCTCAACAAGTTCGTCTGGAAGTCTTAGTCCAAGAACTTGGGGCTCATCCTGTTGCACGAGAAAATGTCCCTAAATGGATGTACGAGGCAGACGCAGATCTTTCAAGAATCTCTAACGACGATTACCTCAAGATTCATGAGGCCATAACGGACATGACCGCTGGTATCGGTACAGGTCGCAGCCGACTTGCTGAGGGTGTCTCACCGAGCGTTGTGAAAAGAACTTGGTCTACGATTGTAGATGCAGGAGAAAACATTCCGTACCTCGGTTCTATGATCTCTGGATTTCGTCAACGATTCAAAGTGTTTGAGCCATTTGAAGTTGCTGGAATCTTAGAGGGCGACAGTTCTAAGCGATACTGGAGCCGAACTGGGTATGTCACCCCGGAGATTGCCGAACTCAAAAAACAACTCGATCAAGAAATCAACGACATTCCAAACTTCTTGTTGCGGGTTCAGCTTAGGTTCCAGAAAGAAGGGTCCAAAGGCAGCGTTCTTGAGGTCATTCAAGGGTTGACAAGAATGTTGACTCCCCCGCTGGATGTTCGACAAGCGGATCAAGTTTGGAGAATGAAAAACAGCTTCAATAGACTTGGCCGCAAACCAATCACCGTAGATGACCTTAATGCCAGATTGGATTCGATTACCGGATTGTTTGCATCTAGCGGACGAATGACTGATGGAGAGCGAGGGGCCATCATCGCTTTGCGCGATTTGATTGATGACGCTGTCCAACGTGACGTAATTGATTTGTCTAAAGAGCAAGTCAAGGCCATGAGCGATTCGCTGGCAATCATCGAACGGGGCCTCAGTGATCGGTACAATCTTTTCAATGATCGAGTGGTCGATATTGTTGAGTGCATTTCTGGTAGCGCAGCACAAGCTAAAGCAGCCTTGTCTACGATGGACGACATTACAAAGTCACAGCTTTATCGTGCGTTTTACAGCAATGATTGGCCCACGTTGTTCGAGTGGGCGTCTAATCATGGTCTAACGATTGGAACTCGACCCGATGTAATGCCAGCATACGATGCACGTCAGGCAGCAATCCAACTGATTGTTAGAATGCGAGCCCGAGAAATCCAAGCAAAGTTTATTGATAGGTTAGTGGAAGTTGGGATTACAGCGAGGACTGAGGATCTTGCGGCTAAGTATGCCAATGGCAAAGACGCTACTCGTTTTATGGAGCGAGTCAAACACTACATCAACTTAGAGATGCGTCCATCTGGTGCGGCGATTATCAAAAACGCTGAAGGTGAAATCATTCAGGCACCGGCAGGCTTTAGGTCAGGACGAAAGGGTGACATCGGAGACATCGTTACTCCATCGGAACCCTCGGCTGTTGTTGACGGCAAACCGATCTATCCGAGTCAAGACTGGGACGATGCTACGAGAAGAATTCAGTACGTTCAGGAAACCTCGGAGGGCCCAAAAGCGACATACACGATTCATGACATGGCTGCTTATACAGCCGCTCATGAGATCCTTAATGCATGGGGCTTCAAGTTTGGTGCTGCTACGGAAGATTGGATTGACTTTGTAGCCCCAGATGGTTCGAGGACTCTCGTCCCACCGATGGTTGTTGATGAACTGAACGCAGCAATTGATCGGGTCAGCGGCCAAGGGTCTTTCGGAAAGAGCGCTACAGGTAAAATCAAAGAGAAACTGGAGAAAGGACGCCCTCGAACCGAGGATGTTGGTAGGGAGTTTTTGTTTGGAGAAGAAGCGCTCGATCCAGAACTCGCTATGGAACCAGGGGTAGCAGCTAAAGTACTTATTGCCGACACTCTGGATTACACGCTGCGCCTCTACGGGTTTAGCTACTCTTTGCTCCGACAGGGTGTGACTACTGGTATTGGCCAGCCAAACATCCACTACTACCAAGGTATTACCATAGGAGCTTTGTTCCAGATCTATCAGAAATCTGGACTGGGCCTCAAGGTAGGAAGAGATGGTTTACGACCTACCGTGTCGATTGAAGGCGGCGTGTTGGGCGCTCTCACTCATCCTAAGATGGCTGGAGTTTTAGCAGCAAGACTGTACGGAGACACTCCTGATCTTCGAACTCGTGTGAGTGACTTGCCGTTCATTACAAAAGACGGAAGGATCTTTTTTACTGAGCAGCTTTTAGAAGCAATGAGAATGTACAGGTTGAACACCTCATTTGTGAAAAGCGGAAACGCTCAACACATGCTCCGTGATTTACAGAAGAACGAAAACGGTTGGGCACAAATTGTTGGTAGATCTCCAGCGCGAGCACAGGCGTTACTCATCGAATCAGCTACTGCGATTGACAACTACTTCCGAGCAGGCGTTTTTCTCGATGAGATGTACAACGGTAAGTCCATGGCTGAGGCGGCGAAAACAGCTACCGACGCTATGTATGACTATTCCAAGCTGACAGATTTCGAGAAGCAGGTGCTGAGAAGAGCTTTCATGTTCTACTCATACACTCGCAACAACTTGAATCTGTTCTACGATACCCTCGTTACCAATCCTCACCGGATCATGGGTCAGATTCGATTGATGCGTGGCCTTCGAGAGCAGAACACTGAGGGCAGTAATGTCCTTATTGAGGATGACTACACCTCCCAAAGGCTCAGTGTTTTCTTCAGGCAAGCTTACGCAAATCAACAGATTTACCAAGGAGTAAGATTCTTAGCCGCCCCACTCCCAATCATGGATGCAATCAACCTACACAGAGAGGTGGGTGCCTTTATCAATGCTGGATTTAATCTTTCGGCCTCAGACGAAGCAAGGGAGGCTGGTCTCAAGTTCTTGGCACGCTTGAACCCATTACTCCAGCAACCGCTCGTGTTTGCGTTTGATGAGGAGATTTTTAGAAGTCGTTCACTCGCTGGTGATGTCGTCCCTACGAGCATCGTAGAACTCGACATCAATATGACAGGTGGCACGTTTGTCATGGGCTTCTTGGATTGCGTGCCTGTCCCAATCACCAAGACCCTGAAGAAAGAATATCCAACTCAAGAGTTTGTTTGGGTGGCACGGAACAAACAGAACTACTGGCTGTGGAAAAATGCTCTACAGATTCCATTCCCAGTGCTTGACCTTGGCGTAGATGATCCTGGGTTGCTTGACTACACAGTACCTGGGATTCTGTTCAATGCTGCTCGACAGCTTCCAAAGGCAATCAAAGAGGGCAGACTTGGTGTTTTGCCTGGAGGTCGAAGCATAGACAGTTTTGTGCAGTTCGACAGGGCAAATGTTGGTTACGTTGAAACTGTCATGTATCTAGCGAACAAGCAACGACAGTATCGTCAACATCATGGATATATTGAAGATGACTTGTTTGACCCCGAAACCACACGAGACAAACCTCTGGTTGACAGGCTTGCAGACCCTGAACGCTTTGGCTACGGAATCGAACCAAGAGTAGAACTGGGTCCGATGGGCGAACTGATGTCGGTCTTCTTTAGAGCCAAGTTAGTGCCTACCGTTGCACAAAGAGAACAAGAGTTGAGAGAACAAATGTTAAGAGAAGAAAGAAAGAGGGCTGAAGAAATTGAGGGGCCCTACGAACGATAGCGTTCCCGTATTGCGTTTATCGTGTTAGCATTCATCAGATTTCCACCAAAACATTCTCGTAAGGAGAAAACAAATGTCCCAAATCCCTGCCCTTATGGACGGCCTCCGTCTGCAACATGATGCCGTTAGCGACTATGGCTGGTACTCAACCGGCGTAGGAGGAAAGGCACAGATCTTTTCTGATTTTATCGGAAGCGGCGCTTTGCCTCTGGATACTGCTGGATCCGACGCTTCTCCTGGTTTTGTAAATCATGACACGTCCTCCGCAGGCACTCCCGTGCTTTCTCATCAGACGATGGCGCACGGTGTCTACCGCATGAAGTTCAGCAACACCGACGAGGCACAGAATTTAGCCCTCTACCTGGGAGATGAGTGCTGCATTCCTCCAACTGCAAAAGCAGTGTTTGAGACCCGTTTGGCTATTACGGGAAGCTTTAGCGCCGACGACCGAATCTGCATTGGTCTGGCTTCTGCTCGTAACGCTACGCTCGACAATGTTGCTGATCACGTTTGGTTCCGTATGGAAGGTGCCAACAACAACATCCTTATTGAGGGTGATGATGCCACCAACGATAATGACGACAACGACACTGGCGTTGATTGGACAAGCGGCGTCATGATGGTGCTTAAGATTGACATGTCTGATCTTACCAACGTGTTGTTTTACATCGATGGCGCTCTGGTAAAGCTTGCCAGCGGAGAAAAGATTGACGTTTCCAACATGGGTGGAGCCGATCTTTTGCAGCCCTTCATTGAGATTCAAAAGGATGCTGGAACTGTAGAACATCAAGTTGATGTCGATTACATTTCCGTACTCTGGGGTCGCGGCTGATCAACTTTACATAGGAGGCCGTGATGGCTGATCAAGGCTTTATTGTAAACGATGCTGCTGTCAGTGCGATTGGGACAAGCTACGCTGTAGCAAAGGGAATCAAACTGCATGGAGATGTAGCTATCGATGCTAACTCCAGGCAGTTGCCGCAGGCTTGTTACCTTTCGCATCTAGAAGTTACTGTCGATACAGCATCCGGTTCTCCTACAAAGTTGAGCGCGTTCTTGACGTATGACTCTGCCGGTGACGATCCGCTCACCGGAGAGTCTGCGGACAATACGCTTCATGCTGGATTGACCGACACAAGCATTCTAAACACTGCTATCGATTTGAATGTGTTCTTCAATGCACCTGCAACACAGACAACGGTTGGAGCGCTTTACCTGCATGTCAAAGTAGATGCTGGTACGGTCAACTGTACAAAAGCACGACTGCATTGGGCAGCAAGAGAGTAACGATGTCCTTCTTCAATCGTTTTTACAGACGAACTCTCCGACCTGCTGCTGCTGGCGGAGGCGGTGGTGGAAATCCTTTTCGCGATTGGACTGAAATAGACATCCACGATTCCAGCCTTTGGCAACGCCGTGACGCCACCTCGAACTCAGCCGCATCATCTGGAACCATCGTAAGCGGCGGCGGAGTCACAGTTTACAGCAACTCAGCCACAGGAAAAAAGCACATCCAGCCAGGGACCATCAAAGGCACCTTCTACATCGCGAAGGCACACCTCAAGCCCTACGAGGAATGCGGCCTCGCTGAGCCTTCAGGCGTGGGGGCCAACGAGATCTATCCAGAACAGTTCTCAATCAAGGTGGAACTACTCCTCGATGACATCCCCATCACTGGCCCAACAGGAAGTGAGAGCGATCCCACCAACTACTACGGGCGAAATGGACAAGTTCTCGTCGGTTTGGTTCACTATGCTAGCGACCAAAACAATGCTCCAGCCATGCCAGACCAAAACAGCGGATTTGTCATGGCTCGCATGTACAAAAACAAAGTCAATGATCCAACCTCCACAACCGATACTTTGCTCTACAAGTCGGGGTATGTAACGGGTGCTGCTCAGGCTTCTACCGGCGGTGCTACTTTCAAATGTCAATACAGCCCAGTCCGAGATGTTGACCACAACGCTATTGTATTTCAGGCGACTTTTGGAGCGTGCAGTCGCAGCAGCACTGATCGCGTCTATGTGAATGGCGGATCTTACTCGACAACAAATCCGAGATCTCGATTCACTGGTCCGAATTTTGGCAACAATGGAGGAACTGCTAACGAGTTCACAGGGGTGGATGATCGGTATGTCCATGTAGCGGTGGGATTCTGTGCATTTGACAGCGACCAGGCCCGCGTATTTTCCATTAGGGTAAAACGAGTGCGCTATCTTATTCAACCAATCTCTAATCGTGAAGCCTTCACCACGGAGTAGAGATGGACATTATTCTCTTTGAAACAGTCAGTAGTTCAGCAGCCGATGACGTTGTGGCGGCAGTTCAGGCCCAAAGCCTCTGGGGTATCAACATGGGGACAACGTCCAAGGCAGCAGCGCACTCAAACTTCGTTGTAGTCGAGGCAACCGCTACTCGTGTCAGCAATCTTATTAGTGCAATGCCCGATAATGTAGACATGGAACTGCATTACCATGACATTCATTCCTTCACAGACTCGACAACAGAACAGAAACTGTGGTACTTGCGCGGTCAACTGTAGGGGTGAATAATGGAGCAGCGAGTACGACAGCTTGAGACAGACGTAGCCGTCTTGGGCCAGCGCATGGAGCATGTGGAGAATGAGATGTCCTCGATTCGAGATGACATCCAACTTCTCAAGAAGGAACTCCACAAGGCCCAGGGGCTTATCATAGGCTCTATTGTACTCGTCCAGTTCATCTCAACTTACATGGCAAGCTGATGGGTGATGGTGCTGCCAACGCTCTCGCACAGATGCCTCCATGGGGATGGGGTCTATTGTTATTGGGCTCCGGTGGTGGCATAGGGACGTTGTCAGGCATGAGCTTAGGCGAAAACGAGGACTGTATTCAAGAAGGTGATTTGGTTCGAGCAGAAGCCGAGGCAGCGGCAGCACAAGCCGCTATGCAATCGACTGCCAAAAGCATGGATGCTCTGATCAAAGTTCTCAAAGAATGCAAAAGCTCACCATGGATTGAATAGTGGGTCCAGAGGCAACAGCGTTCGCGGATCTTGGTCTTACTGCGGCTCTGGTATACTTCGTCGTGAACGACAGTAGAAACAAGGGCAAAGCCCTTACAATGATGACTCGCGACTACATTGCTCTGCTCGAACGGGCTATTTCTGCTATTGAGAAGAGCAACAACAATCGGACGGACTAATCAACATGGCTGTGTATGAAAAATTAAACCTGTCTCCAGGTGGTACGGAAGGAGACGGGAATCCGATTCAAATCACTGACACTACTGGCAACGGGTCGTTTATCCACGACACCTCCAACGATGAAACCAAACAAGATGAGCTTTGGTTGTGGGCCACGAACATCCACACCTCAGATGTCCAGGTAACTCTACATGTCGGTTATTTAAACTCAGGTTCCGCTGCTGCTACCGAGCAAATGATTGTGACTCTTCCTTCTAAGTCTGGATGGACGCTGATTCTACAGGGTATTCCACTCCGTTCGAGCGGCTCCACACCTCGTCGTGTTGCAGCTATCGCGGGCACTGCCAATGTGGTGAATGTCGTAGGTTACGTCAACAGGATTTCTTAGAGGATTAGAAGATGGCAAACGGTAAATCATGTCCAATCGCAACGCAAGATCTTCAGGTCAACACGAAGAACAGAAACAATGCTATTCAGCAACCGTATATCCAATACGGTCCTTTGAATTTAGCAGATGAAGAGTATTGGGTTAGGGCAGCGAAGCATTGGCGCACCACACCTGAGGTTGCCAAAGAATCCCGTTGCGGAAACTGCATTGCTTTTGACGTTTCTCCGAGAATGAAAGAATGCATGCCTGGTCCAACATCAGAGCCTATTGAGGACGAGGAAGGCAATCTTGGGTACTGTTGGATGCACGATTTCAAGTGCCATAGTGCTCGCACCTGCTATACATGGGCAGCGGGTGGCCCTATTTCAGAAGACAGCGTGTCGGAAGAATGGCAGGGTCGCTCCGATCAGGAAGTCTTACAAGAATCCATGTAGAGAGGGCTATAGATGGCACATTTTTCTCTTGATGAGTTTGTGGGTGCAATTCAAGAGGCGGTGGTCAAATCAACGGACATTGCCGAAACTCATGAGCTAAATCACATTCGCCAAGAAGAGTGGTGGATTGACACTGGTGAAAAAGACGGCGACGGAAATCCGATCTATAGGCCGAGAATGGTCACTGTTCGGCTTCCTGTTTGGGAGGAAGGCAAGCAGGTAGACAAAGACATCCAAGTCCCAATGCAGACTCTCGTGACTGGTCAGTCGTTGGCTATCGAACAACTTGTGGTTGAGATGGACATTGAACTACAAGGAATGGAAGACGGCGCTGACATTGGCTGCACGCACCGTAAGTTGAAGATAAATCCAACTATTGGTGGTAATGGATGGTTTGCTAAAAAGCGCAATACTGCTAAGATTTCAATAACCTTCAAGGGCCAAGAGCCTCCTGAAGGGTACGCAAGAATCGACAATCAACTCATCAAACTACTGCCATAGGAACAATATGCCCGCCAAGAAAGATCCCAGGATGGCAAAGCTCGGAGTGTCCGGCTACAACAAGCCAAAGCGCACACCCAAGCACCCAAAGAAATCACACGTTGTACTGGCTAAAGAGGGTGACAAAGTAAAGACCATCCGATTTGGTGAGCAGGGTGCTAAGACAGCAGGCAAACCTAAAAAGGGTGAATCCAAAGCGATGACGAAAAAGCGAGCTAGCTTCAAGTCTCGTCATGGCAAGAACATCGCGAAAGGCAAGATGAGTGCTGCGTACTGGGCTGATAAGGTGAAGTGGTAGCCCAATGCCTTACAAAAAATACAGCGCAAAACAGAAGAAACTTGCCGCAGTCGCTCCTCCACGAAAGAAGATTACTAAGGCTGATTTCAAGAAGTTGAACAAGTCTAAGAAAACCAGGAGTAAACGATGACGAAGAAGAAATCTACCGTAAACAAAGCCGGTAACTACACCAAACCTACGATGCGTAAGAACCTGTTCAACAAAATTAAAGCAGGAAGCAAGGGTGGGAAGCCTGGTCAATGGTCGGCTCGTAAAGCTCAGATGTTAGCTAAACAATACAAAGCTAAGGGCGGAGGATACAAGTCATGAAGGCATCTAAGAAGTTGGCTAAGGTCAGTAAGGAACTTACGAAAGCGTCTAAGATGCACGCTAAGCAGTCTAAGGTTACAAAAAAACTTGCTAAGGACTTGAAAAAACAAGAGCGCTCTAAGCCCTCGTATACCAGTCGTAGGCGCAAGTAATGGCACTTAAGAAAAGCCAGAAGTCGCTAAAGCGGTGGACTAAACAAAAGTGGCGCACTGCATCTGGGAAGCCCAGCGGCAAGACAGGTGAAGTTTATGCCCCCGAAAAGACCATTTCTAAGTTAAAGTCAACGCCAGCAGGCCGTCGTAAGCTTGCTGCTGCAAACAAAGCTAAAAGGGCTGCCACCAAAAAAGGTAAGCAGCACGCATCTCACGGCCTCCACAAGGGCAAGAAAAGATAGGAGTAGAACATGGCTGACGGCCTCGTAAAAATGTCCGACCAGTTTGGTGGTCTTCCCATGGATCAACTCATTGGTGGTCCACTGAAAGCAGCCTGTGATTCACAGGTACAGCTTGCTAAAGCTACTGCTGACTTTATCCAGAATGTTGGACTTGAGGCCGACGAGAATGGTTTGCTCCGCACCCGCACGGTAGACTTCGTCTACAACAAGCCAGTCAACGACGGCAACGGTGGGTACACGGATGTTGAGAACAAACTCGAAGTTCCGATTCTCACCATCCTCAACACTCCTGCTCTTCAGGTGAAAGAGGTTGAGGTTGACTTTACTATGGAGGTCAAGTCCAGCACCTCTGAGAAGAGCAGCCGCGACTACGAAGCCGCCATCGACACCCATGTCAAGGCAGGTTGGGGACCGGTGAGCGTGGACGTAAAGATCCACGGCTCCATTTCAGCAAAGAGTGAGAACACCCGCTCCTCAGACAACTCTGCAAAGTACAACGTCAAAGTGATTGCTCGCGACGACGGCATGCCTGAAGGTCTCAAGCGTTGCCTGGACATCGTTCAGTCAGCTATCGCTGATAAGCCCCAAAATTCCTCACCTCCTGCTCCTCAACCCACTCCTAAGAAGTAGGTGAAACATGGCAACTAAAACTGGAAAGTACAGCGCTACCCATACCGACTTCGTTCTTACTGATGATGACGTAGATGAGACCGCTGTGGACAATGTCTTTGGGGGCACTGCCACAGTGTACTCGATGCACATGGATGTACCGTCAGGCACGACTCACCTGAGACTTTATGACAATGCAGACCCTACAGTGGGTACTACCGAGCCGGATTTTATTTTCAAGCTGACTGAAGAAGTCTGTTGGACGATCATTGATGGGATCACGTTCAACAATCTTAGTTATGCAGCGGTCCAAGAAGATGGAACGAGCGGTACTACTGCTCCAGCAGTCACTGTAAAACTACACGCCGTGGTGAGGTAAAAATGGCTCTTACTATTCAACCTGTTGTTGTAAACGCAGGAACCATCTACGCTATTCAAACTGACGCCACATGTGCCCCAGACACCCTGACAGGTACTGCTGGTAAACTTTACAAGGTAGAGATCGACAACACAGGCAACAGCGTTCCCGTTTATGTGAAGCTCTACGATTTGGGAAGCGCAGCCGCCTGTACGCATGCGTCAACTGATCCCAATTGGGTGCTGAAGTGTCCAGCACAATCCTCTCGCGTTTTTACTTGTGCGACTGGAAACGCATTCGCTAATGGAATCAAAGCTTTGTGTGCAACTGAAGCAGGCACTGGTGCGACTGCTGTTGTGAATCCGGCTGCCGATGTCACCTATCGAATCCTCCTCGGATGATGAAGTACGAAACCAGTAGAACCTTCAAGGTAAGAACTTGCGAGACGAAGAAGATTCGCAAGCAACAAGTCACCATTGTCAGGACTGGTGTTCGTGTAAAGACCACCTCGGACAAGACGGAGACAAATCATGTTGTTGAAGAAGGGAAGTAGGGGACCGGAAGTAAAGAAGGCCCAGTCATTGTTGAATGACAAAGGGTTTGGTCAGATCGGAGTTGATGGGATCTTTGGAAGTGGCACAGAAAACGCTGTAAAGCGCTTTCAGAAGGCTACACGGCTTGGCGTTGACGGAATCATTGGGCCGAACACTATGAGCGCCCTGGAGGCCCCTGACGAGCCAGAGCAGCCTAAAGTTTCGGACGATGCTCCAGCAATCATCTCTGTGTTGAAGTCAAAAGGGTATGACGTATACACAGACGGACAGATCAATAGCATTGGTGTACGGTCAAAGAATCCTATTTCCAATAGCTTTGACGATGAAATGCATTTGGTCTGGGTCAGTAATGGTCTGTGGCAACATAAAAAGTACAGAATCACCACTGATCCTGGTCAGTTTTGCCTTGAAAACCCTGAGGTCTATGGCAGTTCAGCAGGCACTGCTATCCTTGTTCCTGGTCAGTACCCTGCGTACAAGTGGGATCTTCATGCTGGCAAGTATGAAACTCTGTGCCAGAGAGCCTCTACCGTGCGCGTATGGAGGGACAACAATCGAGACAACATACTAGACTTCGGTCATGATGGTGATCACGGAATCGAGGGCTGGTACGGGGTGAACCTGCATCATGCTGGCGAGAACTCAACACGGGTTGATAAGTGGAGCGCTGGGTGCCAGGTTTTTGCTAGAATCGCAGACTGGAAGGAAGCTGTTAGTATTTGGAAAGCGTCTGGTGCAGAGGTATTTACCTATACCCTGATTACAGAAGCCGATCTGTAGAGGAGAGAACATGGAAAAGCTCAAAGAACTGTGGAAGAAACTGGATGTAAAGGTTGCCTTGATTGGTGGCGTTGTTGTCATCTCAACCTCTTTCGGAACCTGTCATCTGATGGACAAGCCGGAGGAGCCTGCTGCTGTTGAGGAGCCCGAGGCACCTGAAGCTCCAGCAGAAGAGGCGGCCCCATCCGAGGATGAAGCCGCCCCTGCTGAAGAAACCGAGTCCGCTTAGTTATCTGACATTTCGTCATTTACTAGGACTGCTCTAAGGCCGTCCATGCCATCTGACGCACTGGCTGTTGTCGGGGAACCACTGCTAGAAACGGTGGCCTCGATAACGTCTGTGTTGTAGTGCGGGTTGTCTCCATCAATCTCAATGGCTGTTGCCATCTCGACGGACATGGGCACTGCACCACCATTGAATAGTGCTCGGATTGCGCTTTTACGAGCCATACGAGCGTAATCGTCAACCCATGGTCCGCTGCGTCCGCCTCTTGATCGCCTCTTGATTCGGTCGATGTCGTTCTTCCACAGAACTTCAAAGTACTGACCACCATCCTTGAGGACCACAACAGCGTAGGCAGCCACCACGTTTTTGTCGTCACGATCTACCTCGCCTCGAACCTCGTGAGTAATGTCCGGTTGAAGTCCGGCGCTGACTGCAAAGGGCTCTCCCTTGTAGACCACACGGGCATCCAGCCATTTGATCTGGCCACTGCGTCGAGCAAGCTCCAGCATGCCCTTGTATCCAATGATAGGCGTGCAAGTCTTGCTACCAGACTTTCGATCATTGAATGGAATGAAGTACATGTGGCCAAGCATTCCTCCAGGTTCAAGACCAATCTGTGCTGACAACATCACTGATTGTGCGATGGACTTGAATGAACACTCCAGCAACGCTGGCGTATTGTGTGCTTCAATCATCAGCACTTTCGCCATTCGCTCTGAAGTAAGGTGCTTTGGTAGCACCTCCATCAACTCTGGCTTCATCTTGTCCACCAGATCTTTGAACTTCACCATGGGTGTAGTTTCTTTCTTTTCGATTTGATTAGTTGGCATGGTTACCTCTTCCTGTGTTTGATGTCCAAACGAAACATTCGCTTGGGCTTTGAGTGCTTGGTTAGTTTCTTTGCGATCTCTGGGAACTCTTCTTTCAACCTTTTGAGGTCAATAGACTCTCTTCCCTTTTGCAGTTTCCAAGTAGCTTTTCCGCTGCTTGTAAAAAGTCCTGAGGACTCTCCAATACATGACTTGATTTCGTTCTGTAGCTTAGACTTGGTGGATTCCAGGGCTTTGATGTTGCGCTGTACTTCGTCCAACTCAAGCATCAGATCCTCTTCATCAATCGTAGCGCTACGCATTTCGACTGAGTTCTCGGGGAACTTTTCCTGTAGATAGTTAGAGGCCGCATTGGAGCCATCCATATCGGGCTGCTCGCCCTTAACGATGTGCTTCTCCCACCAGTCTCCAGCCACTTCTATCAGCCTGTTCTCTACAGCTTGATCTCTATGAACCGTGTACATGCGGAACTCATCATTAATCATGAAAAGCGCCGCATAGTCACAACGATCCATGTCTTTGCATGCCATGTACCAAGCACCTTGAGTAGCGTAGTACACGGGAACCTTGGAGGTTCCAGTAGCTCCCCAGTCATCTGCTGATCGGGAGGTCTTTACTTCTAAAATAAAACGTGATACGTCGTTATCGACGTATCTATCGGGGGAAGCCAACATCCAAGGGTATTTTCCCTCTATTGGCATTTCCTCACCTGGGTGAAGCTTGAACCCAGTAAACTCGCCATACCACTGTGCGATAGCATCCTCAAGGATACGCCCTCGCATCATGGCGTAGTTCTCTTCACTTGGCTCAACCAACCCCATCTTTTCCACCCATACGTCCATGGGTGTTCTCCATTTAGATAGGCCGAGAATCGCCGCTATGTCTGATCCACCAAGACCTTTACGTCTGGCTTGGTGCCAATCTACGCTGTGCGCCACAGGTTGCCTCCTAATCCGCTAATGGGCTATGATGTTTTCATGGCAAAGAAACTTGGAAATACTCGTGTGGCTCGTGCCGCAAAATATGTGCAGCGCCAAATTGATAACGGGGAAGACCGCAGGCAAGCCCTCGAACGAGGGCGAAGGCTTGCCGAGGCTGGTCTTCTTGCTGAGAATGGGACTGTCATCCCTGCTCATCCTGACGACGCTCATCTTAGGAACTAGCCTTTCCGCGACCACGCTTAGGCTGGTCCTCGGTTGATGCCTTATCCTTCTTGAGGCTTGCAAGGGTCTCGTTTACGGACACCTGGCCCTCTGCGAGCAGAGTAAGAAGCTTCTCAAGGTTTCCGTTTTCGTTTTTAGAATCCGTGGTCACGTTGACGTTCACGATGGGAGCGCCATTCTGGTAGATCAACTCTTCAGCATTGTTTTGATCTGCCCAGCGAACACCGAGAATGAGCGTAGGAACTCCGTCCTCTTCTCGCGTTTCGAACTCATAGCCACAAGGCTGCCAGTCTCCATTCGGTTGCTGGTTGACCAGAGTCTTCTTCTGGCCATCCAGGCAAGCAGAAACCATGTTGAACCAAGTAGGCTCATCAACAGCGTTGAGAATGTTTGGAATGCGCCATCGCGAGATAAGATCTCGGGTTCGGAAAGATGGATCTACTTCCTGAAGAGTCTTTGTGATCATTCGGCTTCCAACGCTTTCAAGCAATGAAACGTCGATGATCTTAGCCGCAGACTCTTGGTCTCCAAGTCGAAGGCTTTTAGGTTCGTTTGGGATAATGTTCATGGTGACACCATTGTATTGGGTTGATTGGGCTAAAACTGTCCGCACCACAAACATTGTTCATTGCGTGAGCCCTGTCAATGGTGGGGTTAGCTTTTGCGCCCACTGTATGATAGGTAACACACATGGAAAAGACATCCAAGATTTTCGGTCAGAATCTTCATTGGCTCATTGCCGTTTCAGGCAAGGGTATGAGGGAGTTCTCTCGTGAGCACAACATCAGCTATTCGCTACTGAAGAAGTACACTTCGGGAGCAGTGATGCCTCGCCACAATCGAGTTCTGTACCTGTCCAAGGTTCTTGGGGTATCCCCTGGTTCTCTATTGTTTGATGACCTTGTTCCTGATGTTGAGGAGGTGTGATGATTTATCTTGGAGTGGATCCCGGCAAAGATGGAGCGATTGTGGCTATCGATGATGCGGGCAAAGTAGTTGGTTCTTGGATGACCAAACCCGAGTTCACTGTACCAATCGGAAAAGGCAGTAAGCGCGAGTACGCCGAATATCGAATGGCTGAAGCGATTCAAAGCCTGGTTGATAAGGACCGCGTGTATGCAGCGGTGGAAAAACAAGGCGCTCGTCCTGGGCAGGGTGGCACCAGCATGCTGTCAATCGGCCTTGGTTGGGGTTTGTGGCGTGGTATTTTAGCGAGCTATGAAGTTCCTGTAATCAGTGTTCATCCTAAAACGTGGATGAGTCGAGTCCTCAGAGACGCTCCCGGTGTTGGAAAAGGCAGATCTATTCTCGTGTGCGAACAACGTGTGCCCGATTTAGACCTCCGCCCTGGGCGTAAAACAAAGGCTCATGATGGGCTTGCAGACGCTGCATGCATCGCTTTGTATGCCCTCATGGAGATGAGATGAGGTCAGTTCGAGGGTTGTTCGGCATCGCTCTTGACAGGTCTTCTTTCTCCGCTATTCTGAATGGACTTCACTTGGGATAAGGTAGGACTGGTGGGTAAAACGACATCGGACAAGTCGGGTTTTGTTTGTGGTTTTGATCTTTGGCAATCGGTTGCCAAGGCATTGCCTAAGCCCTGGATTGAAGATGCTGTCCACATAGACCTGTCCTGGTGGCATCAGAAAGAGCAACTGAAAACAGGCGCTCGACCGGGTCGCAGAAAGCTGGCATTACGTTGGGGTTGGGCGGAAAGAAAAGCCCGCCAAGTAGTTGAGGAGTTCGACAAGTCTCGTCCCAATGTTGTCCCAGTTTTGTCCCAGAAAAGCCAGCCTAAGAGCACTCAAGTAGTTGAAATCACTACAGGCGGTCGTCCCAATGTTGTCCCAGTTTCGTCCCACGAAACCAGGATTCGTGAGGTATTTGACCTTTGGCATGTTTTGCAGAGGAAGAGGTCTGGACGGACAAACAAGATGACTGCTGGCAGGAAGAGAGTTCTGAGCGCAGCCTTGAAGTCTGGTCATTCAACTCAGGATTTGATGCTTGTGATTCGAATGGCTTTCGAATACCCCGAAGGGGACTTTCTCGTCGATGGCTGGAGAAAGGGTGGCTACATGGACATTACCAATCTTCTCAACCGAGAGAAGGTGGATCGTAATGTCACGCTTGCTAATGAGCGATGGGATGGGTCCGATTGGATCTTCGAAGGTCAAGTCGATCAAGAACGACAGGAGATGAGTGAAAAGGCTTGGGCGTCTGTGGTTCAAGCAGTGGGTGAACTCGGATCAGAACCAGCAATGTTTAGTCGAAATGATCGAATCAATGAGTCTATTCTGGCAGGACTCGAAGCTATCGGGGGGTGGTGTGCTCTCGGGGATGCTGCGGGTGATTACGCCAGATCAAAGATGAGAGCAGCTTTTTGCGCTGCGTTCAACAATCAGCACAAGAACTTTAGGCAACCAATAAAATTAATGAACGAGGCAACCGTTGGGAAATAGAAAGCTACACACTATTGAAATCGAAAAATCACTCCTTGGCGCAATACTTCTGGATCACACAGTCATAGATGATGTGGATGGTTTGTTGTCTGCTGAGGACTTTTCAGTCACAACTCATGGGAATCTGTTTGGACTCCTTCAGTCTTTCAGAAGACAACGTAAGTACTTCGACTCACTGGTCTTAGTAAAGTTCGTGGCTGAGTCTGACACTCAGAAGTATGGTGACATCACTTCTATCGGAGCATTAGGAGACGTGGCGTGTTTGTCTTTTAAAGCAACTCACTACGCTACTACGATCAAAGAAGCCTCGATCCGACGAAAGATGATGAGCACTTCCAGCAAGCTTGTCCAGAGTGCTTCAGACCCAAACATGGAACTCGACGAGCTTATAGAGTCTGCTCAGAAAGACCTGATGAATATCGCCGGTAACCAGTCAAAAACCGATTGGCACACCGGCTCTGCTATGGCGATTGATGCTCAGTCCAGATGGGAACAGAGAGTCGAGCAAAACAAAAATCCGAACACGGTCAAGTTGACCACCGGGATTCCTGAACTCGACAATAAGCTTTGCAGTTTAGATCCTGGTCTAATCTTGCTTGCCGCTCGACCATCAATGGGCAAGACCGCTATGGCTTTGAACATTGCAGTTGAGGCACTGCGTTCAAACATACCCGTAGGGTTTTTTTCATTAGAGATGGATAGAGGCGCATTGATAGATCGAGTGGCGTCGTCATTGTCTGGTGTGGATTCGAGTAAGATCCGTAGCGGGTCATTGAACGTGAAAGATTGGGACAAGCTCGACAGTGACGCCTTAGAGTTCATTCACAATGCGCCATTCTATGTTCATGATGAGTCGGGTATCAGCGTGGCTAAGATTTCGGCAAAGGCGCGGCGTCTAAAGTCGATGTGTCCTGAGTTAGGTTTGATTATTGTGGACTACCTACAGTTGATCAAACAACCAAACGCCGAAAGCGTAGAGCAATCAGTAGCCCAGATCTCTACTTCAATGAAGATTCTCTCTCGAAACCTATCGATTCCTGTCCTTTGCTTGGCTCAGTTAAATCGAGGTTGTGAAGCGCGTACAAATAAACGACCTAAGCTTTCGGACTTGAGAGGCTCTGGATCACTCGAACAGGATGCTGATGTAGCAATCTTCTTGTACCGACATCACTACTATGACCCTAAGGCAAACCCGCATCATGCAGAGGCCATCATTGCCAAACAAAGAAACGGACCAACAGGTACGGTCCTTCTGGATTGGGACGCACAACATCAGAAGTTCTCTGATCGTCTTGACGCGGTAGACAGCTACATAAAGAGAGCGTCGTATAGAAAGCGTGCTGACATTGATGATGTGTACGAAAGTGGACAGGATTGGTGATAGACTTTACTCCATCTTAGGAGTGAAACATGTCCCTGATTCCACGACTACTGTCTGACAGTGAAATCGAAAACATCGCAAAGCAAGTCGAATCTCCAGACTCTGGAGAGTACCACCCTTCTTCCCGTTGTCTACACGACAACAAAAGCGCTTGTCGCCATTGTCTGCCGATTCGTAAGCTGCTCTCGCATATTTATGCACTGGAGGCTTCTGGTAAATCAGGCAGCGCAAAAGCTACGGTCGGCGTCGTCCAGGTCGAAATCAAACCTGGAGATGATGGAGTGTTGGGAACTGCCGACGATGTCGTCATTAAGAAAGCAGCGCCAAAGAAAGCGCCAGCAAAGAAGAAAGCGCCAGCAAAGAAAAAACCTGCTGCTAAAAAAGCAGCGCCCAAGAAGAAGTCCACTACCAAAAAATCCTAAAGGAGAGATCATGGCATACGGAAAGAAGAGCCCAATGAAGAAAACATACGGGAAGAAGAGCCCGATGAAGAAGACATACGGGAAGAAGAAAGGCCCGATGAAGAAGGGCTATTAGCCAAAAACATGACACCCAGAGGGGTGGGTTCCCTCTGGGTGCATGTACACAAAGTCGGAAATTTAGAGGCAACCAAATTAACGACATGCTTAGTGTAATGTAAATCTCGTAACTGTCAATCTGTTTGAACTTCCAGATACGGATTGGAAGGTAAAGGGTTCAATGGCCTGCTCGGCAACCATGCAGTAATCATGGTGCCGTTTTCTTTGGGCCACTTTCCCCAGACCAAACCGATCTTCTTGGCGCGGTAACGCAACGATCTGCGGGCTGACGTTATGTAAAGCAATGGTACGCCCGTGTTTGAGATGGAATTAACCGATAGTCTCGAACCCAAGGCTGTTTCGAAAGACGCAACAATACCAGATAGTTTGGGGTCTTCATGCCACGAAGCCCAGTACTTGGGTCTAACTTTTCTTTTTTGTATGCCTGTTTTTCGAAGTCGGTCTGATATAAGAAAACTCATGGTCATCTCTCTTTTTCCAGAGGTAAGCACAACCGAACCCATTCGCCAACCGTTACAGGTCGGAGGAAGGGTGATGTTAGATGGGCGTCTTGCAGAGGTACTCGACGCGGTTTGCCCTGTTTGTATGAGTCAAGGTGCTCCTTTTCCTCCGTACCTTCGGGTTCTATCAGGTACGTTCCAAGGGGCCACTTGGTGCGGTAGATGTCAGTGGGTAAGTGTAGCTCGCAACAATCGTGCTGCGCTCTAAGAACAATGGTTGATAACGAAGAAGGCTATCATTCCATAAAAAATCACATGCCAGCTAATCGCAAATCCAACGCCCATTGCGTGCCGTTTATCAAAAGCATCTGGATACTTGTGCAGAATGTAATGTCCTATGCATCGATACGTCAGAATGAACAGCGATAGGCTAATCAGGAAAATCCGAGACTCTTTCGGCATGTTTGTAATCAGATCTATCATTTAACAATCCTTGTTCGTTTTGCGTGGGATGACTGTGCCAGTTCCATCGGGTCTTATTACAATCCAAAGTTCGTAATGTACACCTCGATCTTTCCATGCATTTGAAATGTGGTTGGACCAACGTATGACTCCGTTCATGGTGAATGATTTAGCCGGAGCGGTGCCGACTAAAGCGGAGCTTACTTCGCGCGTAGTTGCGCTGCAATCAGCGGAGAAGGCCAGGATGTCTGTGTCGTCCTCAACCTCGTACTGAACCATTCTCCAGGCCAACCAAAGCTGCACTACGATATAGTGTACAGGTGATACGGGTACGGCTTTGCCCTCAGCAACATCCAAAGCTTTGCGCCAGGTAGGTGCATGTGGGTTTCCAAATGGCATCGAAGGATAATCAGACATCCAGGCCTCCTTTGGCTGAGACGATTCGTCAGGCGGAACATCGTGTTGATGTAGCTAGCGATATGATCAACGCTGGGTTTACAGACAGAGAGGTTCGACGCGCCTTGCAAGATAGGTTTGGTGTTACCAGGACCACTGCTTGGCGTGACGTTCGGGTTGTGTACGGGGGCAGGCGAACGGATAGAAAGCAAAACACCATCAAGACGGAGTACTTTCCTGAACCAGAACAAGAGGACTTTGATCAGGCACTTGATGTTGACTGCTTGGATTTAGACATGTGCAAGCATGCAATGCAGGAAAACGATCCGGCTGTTGTTCTTGTGGCATCACAACTGAAGCAACGAACCGGGACCGCATTCCGCATTCTGCTTGCCGATGACGAGGCACGGATTGCCATTCGTGTTCACTTGGAACACAAGAAGAAAGACAATCGCAGACTCGCTCGTGCGGGAGAGATCGGAGTTCCTAAGACAGAGTCAGACCGAGTTGAGGTCATGGCTCGTCTTCGAGATTACTCACGCCTCCGTATTCGGTGACTCCACCTGGAAAAGGCACTCCCGTTATCTTCTCGTACACCTTGTTACGCTCATGCTCGGCAAGTAGCCAGCTTTCCTCTATGGATTTCCCATCGCTGAATGCTCGAAAGAAAACCAAGCGTGATGCTCCATTGCTTTTATCCAAAGCTTCTTGGTCGAACTTAACGTTTGGTGGTGTTCTATACGGCAGTGTCATTGAAAGACTCGGCATATTTAGCAAGTGATTTCCAGTCTAATGCCTTCTTTCTACCGCTTGCAAACGCAGGGAACTTTTTTAGTTCAACTCCCTTGGATCGCATTCGTCTAGCGACATGGTACATGTCTTGTCGGACTGCCTTGGTGTCCTCGAAACCCAACGCATTGATGACCTGTCTCACGTTGTCGGAGCCTTGCCAGATGTGAACAAAGCGGTTGGCTGCACCGGGTTTGTTTTGAAGCCATTGTCTAAGATCATTCGTCATTGTACATCTCCGCGACTTGAGACAGATCGTCCCAGTTGAGTTTGATGCTTGGTCGTCGCCCTCTACCAAAGCTCTTCAGGCCAACACCCTTGGAGCGATAGAAACAAGCTCTTGATCCAAGCTTTGATGCAGCATTCTGGGACCACTCGATCCCAAGCTTCTCAGCTACTTGCTTTGTATTGTCAGACGTTTGCCATGCCTCGATAAACTTTCGAGCTTCGATTTTACTGACGTTCATTGCTACCTCCTAAGTCTGAATACTGTTCGTCACCGTCTGGTGTATTTGCAGGGAACAGAAGCTCGGCTTCTGAACGTGTGAGTCTGCGCTCCTGGGCGACGAGTCCGATGCTTGAGACCTTGGTTGCACCCTTGCAATCAATGGGTGGCAAGCTCTTGTTCACAAGCTCTGAGAAAGACTTGAGCCCCTTGGATACGGGTACTGCCTTCTCAAGCTCAGTAGCCGCATCCTTGCCCATGTCGTGTGCTTCTTTGAGAACTTCTTCAAGAACCTTGAGCGAAGCCTCGCCAGTCACACCAGCACGCTGTAGCAGCATGGCGATGACTCGGGTGTATGGAATGCGACTGGTGCCCTTGCGGCTGTAGTCTTCTCTGACCTCCAACTCAAGCTGACCAACGAGTAGGAGGTCGATTGTGTGGATGCCTGGGTCGATGGATTCCCGTGCAGCGGTAAGCTTGGCCTTGTCTACAAGCTTAGAGATTGCGACAAGTGTTTCGTGTGAAAGTCCATCAAGACCGTTCTGAATATCTCTCTTCATTTGGTTGCCTCTTTTGTGTTATTGGATTTTGTTGTGTATCATTTTACTAAACTAACGTCAAGTAAATAAGGCATCTATTCGACCACTGACATGCCTTCCTGCTCAGTCGTTCTGCTTATGCCCTAAGCATAGGTCTACTTCATTTGGGTTGAGGCATCTGTTTGTCTCGTCGCCATGCCTCCCTGTGCGACCCCAACCCACTTCAGGACCGTTTGTCTGTCCACCACTTGTGTAGTGAAGCCAAGAACTTTAGTGCGTGTCGAACATCTTCTCGTTGCTGAGGGGTAGCTCCCTCGTTGCTTGCCAAGAATGCTTTGTAGAGGACTGATGTGTCTTCAGACAGTGCTTCGAGTCCACGGTTTACTTTGTTTGTATGTGCTGGTTTACGAGCCATTTGACCCCTCCTTGTTGGGTTAGTAGCGGTATTGTGTATCATCTTTACTACTTCGCGGTCAATCTTGTTTCGCAATCTGTCATGTCCAATTCATGGAATGCCATGGCCCGATACTTGCCTATGTTTTCAAACAGAGGTGTCTGTTGTTCGTATGCTCGGACATCCGGTAGCCTCCTTGAAAGGGGCCCTGTCCTATCGCAATGCACATGGTATTCGTAGAAACTTTTGGTGTTGGGATCAACGAACTCAACTCCAGTAAAGTTCATTGGTAACTCAGACCAATCTTCTGCAAATGCCTCAGCCAAGAACACGACATACCGTGCTGCGAGCAGCCTGGGATTGTCGAAGCCTGGATCCGACATCGGGCCAGGGGGCACCTTCATTTCAAGCTCTACAAGAAATCTAACTAAGTCTGCTAATGCTACTTCTGGATTGCCATCGTAGTGTCTGTACACAGCGCACACTGGCCTACTATTATAAAAAAACTTGGTGATGCATCTCGTTCCCATTGGTTGCCTCCTTGGGGGTGTGTTTCAAAGCGTCGATCAGATGATCGAGCAATCGTATTTTTTCTGAGCACTTGAGTTTACTGTCCTGATCGTAGCCTTCAATCCTTTCATGAAGCGTTGCACCGTAGAGGTGCAGTGCTTCCATTAGAACAGGTAGCTCCTGGTTTGTGATTCTTATGGTGGTCATTGCAAATCCTCCTTGTCTACAAGCTCAATCCCAGCTTGCTTCAATGAGTACTCCGTAATGTCCCGCTCAACTTTCCTTCCTACAATGAAGCCGCAAACAAATAGTGCGACTCCGAGTAGGGTTTGTTCAATCATTAGTTGCCTCCTTTCAGGTTGTTATTGAACTCAAACTCCATTGTGTCTTTGACGACTTCCGGTTTTGGCACCAAGATCATGGGCACCAACTCCTTGTCCTCTGGTCCTCGCTCGTGCTCTTTGATGATGGTTGTCTTGATGGCTGTGAAGCGCACACCGTCTGGCCAACGAGCACGCCGGTCTTTCATTCTCCTTGCATCCCTTGGCCCGATGTCCAGGTTGTCGGTGTAGATGGTGTAGCCACGTTGAACGAGGTCATTGCGGACATCATCGGTCAAAGGTAGTGGTCCGTTCTTGATGTAGCATCGCTCATGTGTGCGGCACGAAATCCTGTGTCCCAGTTTCCAACGAGGCAATATGCCGCTGCCTTCCTCTCTATTTTGAGGAGTAACTGTACCGCTACTCATCTGAACCCTGGTGTACCGGGACTGTCTAACAGTGATGCCTTCCGACTTCTTGAGCTTCTTCCTCTGACGCTTCTGCGATTTGCTAAAGACCGTCTGAACCGTGCGATGATCATTGATTGCTTGAATGACTTTCGTCACTGTCATGCAGACAGTAGATCCTTTAGGGGTCCACTCAGCTACATGCTGTACCTCACCAAGTTGGTTCGGACGGTCTATAGGAATCTCCTTGTTGCTTTCTACATACAAGACTGATGTGAAAGGAACCTTTACGAAGTCTTTGTTCGGTGGACAATGTTCATTAGAAAATACATACCCATGATAAAGGCCCAGCACGATTGTCTTCATTAGTGCCTTGGGGTTTTTCATCTGAACTAAAAGAAAACCAACGCAATAGATCGCATCAAGCGGTGCAACCTGTGTGCTCCCTTTGAAAGGGTAAGCATAAGTAGGGCAGTTGTACTCACGCACTGCCGTGTGTTGATTGTCTACTCTTTGATATATCAGATGCGTACCTTCTCCTTCGACTTTCTCTAAAGCAATAAAGGTCGAAGAGTATGGAATCATCTCTGGAAATGAAGTTGCCTCGCACAGTTGATGTGAAAGATTCCGGTGACTATCCTGCCATTCTTTCAACTCATCCGTAGTCTGTTGACGATACCATTGCTTCCAAGTGTCAGCGAGATTCCAAGTAGAACATCGTGGAAAAGGAACACGCATGTTCTTACTGCACTCTACAGCAACATGAATGACCCTTTGCTTTTCTGCCTCACAAACCCACCAACTTGGAAAGGCGATCACATTAGTCCTGCTTACGAGTTCTTTGAACCATATGCTTGGCTCTTGATCAAATAGCCTGTAGTCACGAAGACCCTCGATGAAGTCGGCGGGATCTCCTGCTCTTACCTGCATGTTTGGCTGTATACCAAAGTTTCTTTTGTCTACTCGCATCATGCCCAAGAGAATGTCCATGGCGTCTGATTGTCTGGCGTCTTCTTTTGCCTCATCCCAACGCATGGCGACACGCATGTCACCAAACCTCGTGACGCTTTTTTGTAGGTCTGCCTCACTTCTGCGAGCCTGCTCGTTGTCGGATCTACGTTTCCATTCTTCAAAGGTTGACGCACCCTTGAAGCCCTCGTCATTGAAGGCATCAAGGATCATTTCTAAGTTGCTCATCACTCCTCCTCACATTCGGTGACTTGGCCGCCGTCACATGTCCCACCATGGTATGCCTCGATGAGTAGCCCAGGCTCATTGACGTGGAACTCTACGACTTCTCCCGATTCAAACGTGCCGGTGAGATCGTGAGCAAGCTGGACGGCCTCCTCTTTCGAGTCAGCCTCAACCTCTACCAAGACATACACCGTGTGCTCAAGCTCCACATGATAGGTTTTTTTCTTATTGCCCAATCTCAATACCTCTCCCATTAGTTGCCTCCTTGTTTGTTGTTCTTTGTCCACTTGTCTTGTGGGTTCCATTCTTCAACGACTTGCTCCTCCATCGTCAGTGCATCTTTGTTGAGCAGGGTGACAATGGTTTGCTTGTCAGCCTTAGCAACAGTGCATGCCTTGATCTCAATCGAAAGGTCATACGCAACCTCTGCCAGCCGAAAGCTCTTGTTGTACTTGCGTTCCTCTTGAACGAAGTCTCTAATGATTTGCACCGCGCTCTTCCTGGCCGCAACGTGTGACCGGAAGTACTGGATGAACGGCTCACAGATGTTTGTCTCAACGCAATAGACTCTCATTCCTCACCTCCTTCGAGCTTTGCCCGTCGCTCAACCATTTCTGCATAGGCTCGTGCTACACACAGCAGCACCTCTCGATTGGTGATGTGCTGGCCGACTCGTTCGTCTGACTCGTCCCAGGGGAACACGATGCCAGCCTCTTGCAACTCGAAGAACTTCTCGTTTGAGATACCGAGAGGGAAAGACCAAAGCTTGTGCTCGCCAGGTGCGCTGCACATTACGTTCGTTCCTGGTTCTTTACCGAACGTAAATATAGCGCTGCCGTCTGGATGTTTGTAACTCAAGCCATTGCGTGCGAATTGTAGGTTTGATTTCTTGAATCCGATGCTTCGGAAAGCACCAGCCATTTGTCGATTCGTGAACTCTTTCATGGTTGCCTCGGTTGTTTGTGTATAAAGTGGGCACACTGTGTGTAAAAAAGGAATCCCGGTGTGCCAGCGGGACGACAGACGTTGCAGGAGACTCCTCCTTTATTGGTGATCCGGCCTGTCAGCGGTGGTTTAGAACAACCCGATTGGTGACGTTATTGCCAGTTCATCGGGTAGCTCATCTATGATCCAAGGCGTGTCCAGGTATCCAGGCAACGCCTCAGGTTTACAGGGAAAGGGGTACAGTTCTCTCGCTTTGCTGCGTGCTGCGTCTCTCATCAATCGAACAACAGTAGCTGCTCGGCTCGGCTGATACATGTCGTAGAAGTTTACATTTGAATGGGTGCCTCGGATCTCCTCCTCGTACACCCTCGTGGCCTTGAACATCTCTGCCGGTGACAGTGGAAAACCGTAACGGTAGTAGTTGATTGCACCAGTAAGATAGTCCCACCCTTTGTCGAGTAGCCACTCACTACAAGCATGCTGCCCCGGTGCATGGAACATGGCGAGGTTAGAGATCAACAGGTTCTGTTCTGGGATTTCATTGTGCAGAAAAACATTCTGTGGTTTCTTTCGAATCCTCAGATAACTACCAACCATTGCGGCGAGGTGAGTCTTGGTCATCGTATTCATTCTTGAACTTCCTCTGCAATATCTGGACAGTTGTGCTCAACCCGCTCAAGGTACGAGATAGTGTTGTTCATGTCCCAACCATCCAGCATGGCGAGGCCATACGCCGCAAGGCTTACTACTTCCTCGTATGCATGCCGTTGGTAATAGTTACAGTCTGTTGAGTATTGCTTTACGTTTGAGTTCAGCTTTGACGCCAAGGCAGGGAGATGCTCGGGAAGCAGTGGCTCAGGTGCATCGACCCCAATGTCCTCAGGGTCACAGATGTAGAGGTAGAAGATAATCCTGGGGTAGCGCCAGGACTCATAGATGTTTGGCATGGTTGCCTCCATGGTGAAGGGTAGTTTAGTGACGTACCCAGGTCGTTGTTGTTTAGGCCGCTGACTTGTCTGCGACTGCTTTCTTCTCTGCGTTGGCAAGGATCCGCTCGGTTGCCTCACGGGCCAGCTTGCTTGCTGTGAACAGTGCTCGGTTGTCTTTCTTGAGCACCTTGATCCAGTGCGCCATGTACTGAACGTGGTCCTCTCGAACAACCCCCGAGCCTACGACTCCCGTCGCAGCCATCAGGTTAGCTGCCCCAAGCTCTGCGACCAACTCCTCAAAGGCGTAGGCAGCATCTCCGAATCGACCTGAGAAGTCTCGGTCCTCTCGTGACTTGTGTCCCGTAGAGTGGATGTCCTCATGGAACTCAGTACACAGTGCATCCTCCTCCGAGTTGAATGCCTCGTACTCTGGGAGTTGGATGCGGTCAGAAGACGGCACATAGTATGCTCGACCCCCACCGAACTTAGTGGGGACAACCTTGCGCCATTGCTCGATGACCTCCCAAGCTCTCTCGTGCTTGAGTTCGACCTGCTCTTCCTCGATGGTTTCCTCAACCTCTGGGTCTTCAGTTACCCATGGCTCGGGTCCATCGAGTTGTTCAAAGTTCCACACTCGGTAGACCTTAGGCTTGAAGCTGGTCCACGTTATGGGCTGGCCCTTTGAATCGAGCATAGGCTCACCCGTCTCCGCGTTTGTCTTCGGATAGTTCTTCACGACAAAGAAGTAGACAGGCGATGGACCAGGCCCACCCTTGGCACCGCTCTGGTCTTTCTTTACCTTCCATCCTTTGGATGCCAGTTGCTTGAACGTGCAGAACCTCGGGTCTGACCAGCCGAATGCCATGGCACGGATAGCCAGCAGCCATGCGTTGTTGCCGTTGTATACCCGACCGCCTGACTGAGTGCAGGGGTTGAAGGGTAGCACTCCGTTCAGTTCACTCCTGCTTCCAGGCTTGACCTTCCAGGGTTGTGACCAGGGGCCTACTCCTTTCTCCAAGCCCTGAATCACAAGCTCGGTGATGTGGGTGTACGGATCCCATTTCTTTGGTTTCATTGGTTGCCTCCAAGTTTTTTGTGTGGTGAAACTATATCATAGTATTTTGGTCATGTCACATCTTTTATATTGAATGCGTTCATGTCGTTGTTCAATCGCAAGTCGTCCACGATTTCGTCGTCGGCCATGTCTGTCCAGTACGGATAGCGGTCTTGCATCTCGTGTAAGAGTGCGGCGACCTCATTCGGTTTGGTCAGGCTCACGGTTCTGTTGGACACCATCCATTGATAGAACAGTCTTTTGTATAGAGACTTGAACGCCTCGTAGTTGTCAGGAATTTTGATTGTATGGTCTAAGGACATCGGCTCTCCATGCTGTTTGAGTTCGGTTGGTAAGTTCGTTCATTGCTTCGCAGGTCTGTTGATACTCCTCGTCGGCGTTGGTCTGGACCTCCAACTGCGTTTCAATCCAGACGTGAGCACCACAAGACAGTGGCTTGTCTGGTCGGTAGACGACCCTGGCTACCTCCTCTCCGTCAGGTCCGAGGATGATTGCATCGTGTGCATATCTGTTGGACTTGTAGTCCTTGACTGTGATCACCGGGTTGTTCTCTCCTTTCTTCTTGTTTGCCCGGATCACATGTTGATTGACATGGATGACTGTCTTCATTGCTCACCTCCTTTGTGTTGTTGAAGAACCTTGCTCCTCCATTGTTTGGCGTACTCATTGGGAGCATCGCCTGCTTCTTCGAGCAGCGACTTGGGGCAGTCGTAGTAGCATGGCCCCATGTGTTCACTGATTGGTTTGTAGCCCCACTCCCCGTCGT